CACCAATCATCAGCGGGTTCAACTTTGAGTCTGGTTGCCATGTTTCCAAAGAACGGATGCCGCAGCAATAGTCCAATACGTGCTACAATAACACGATCAAGAACTTCTACTTGCATCGCCTTCAGTTCAGCCTCCGTCAATTCTTTCGGAGCCCATTGTTTTTTAGTCTTACTTGCAGTTTTCTTAACAGACATAGTTTACCTCTTGTTTCAGTGCCTATACTGTAATGTAACAGTATTTACGATTGGTGTCAATACAAAATATGAAAAGTGACTGAAGTTGCCTTCAGCCACCTTTCTGCTCAGTTTATCAAGAATTTGCAGCCTTGATATACTTGCCATAGCGAGCATGGAACTCGTCAAAGCACTCAACCTCATCAGGGTCAATTGGCAGTGCGTATTGTGTAAGGGCAAGTTTGATACCCATAACAACCAACTCAGTGTCAAAGTTGTCCATTGTAAAGCGCAGGAAGTTGTTGACTTTATCGTCAAACTTCTTGTCTTTGGAGTCGCTTGCTTCTTTGAGTTCATAGCAAAGAGATACTGTCAAGGAATACATGGCACTGATCTCTTTGGTCTTCATCTCTTTTACACGACCTGCAAGAATTTCGCTAGGATCGGGCATCGCACTGGCAACCTTGCGGTGAGCCATAAACTTAACAGCCAGTCCTTCACCAACTGCACCTGCAACCAGGTCAGTGGTAGTACCATCGTCAAGCTGGTCTTCAAGAAGTTCGCTAACAAAGGACCACGAACGTGGAGTAGCAAACGAGCGGCTTGGAGACTTGGGATCAAAGTCGTAAAGGTCTTTCTTGCTAAAGTTCAAGAAACCCACAACGTCTTTGTGGACACGGTTGTTAACTGCCCACTGGAACCAGTCATCAAAGTTGACTTGCATTTCCAAGTGAACAAACCGGTTTGCAAGCGGCGCAGGCATACGGTAAGTAACGCCTTTGTCCGACTCACGGTTACCAGCAGCAACGATCATAACGTTGTCGGGCAGCCGGTAAGTACCAACCTTACGGTTGAGGATCAGCTGATACGCAGCAGCTTGCACAGCTGGAGCAGCAGAGTTCATCTCGTCCAAGAACAGGACGATGTTTTTGTGCTGGGATGCCAGCTCTTCGTTAGGAAGCTCGCCAGGTGCCGCCCAAACCATAGTACCAGCGTTGCTGTCGAAGTAAGGGATACCTTTAATATCGGTAGGTTCCCAAAGCGACAAACGAACGTCAATAACGTGTGCTTCCAGGGACTCTGCAATCTGATGAACAACATCAGATTTACCAATGCCCGGAGGACCCCAAAGGAAAATTGGGCGCTTCTTGATAAGAGCGTGACGGATGCTTGCCTTGGCCTTGTTCGGGCTAACTGTGCGGGTGTTGTCAGACATTCTGTAATCCTTTCTATGTGTATCAGTGCCTATGTACTTAATATAACACCAGTGGCAACATGAGTCAACAAGAAAAATGCAGGATTATAATTTTTTTGATCTGCTAAGTGCTTTTGCTAGGCCATACTTCTTTAGGTCACCAGCAAACAGAGTAAGTTCCACGGCCTTCTTTTCGTTCGTTACGATTATGCTGGTCTTAGTAGTGTAGTATGGACAGTCAATAAATTTGTCTAAAAATATAATGATTTGTGTGGTAAACGGCATATCTTTGGGATAGGGTATTTCATAGTTGTTGATACCGATCTCATTGATGACTTCGAGGCCTGCATCTGTTAGACGCAAGCCTCCTGACTCTTTATTTCTGATGTTTTGCCACCACATGTGCATGTGCTCTTTTATGGAAAGCTCGGATGTATCTTTACCCAGTTGTGTAAGAAATATCCGTGTGTACGTTTCTTTCCAGTTCATTTTTCAAACACTTTTGTACCCGCTGAGAGCATATAGACTTCAAAGTCATTGCATTTGAAAATATCATTTAATTTTTTTGCCAAATTATGAGCGTGTCCTGGATTACTGAAACTGACTTTTTTGTATTTTGGTCCAGGATAATTTGTTAGTGAATTAAAACTCTTCAAATTAAAAGGCGCCCCATTGTGGAAAACAGCCCAAATAGCTTCAGATTCCAAAACCTGTTCAGTCTTGTATGTTTTGTTATTAGTGTATTCTTTAATAACTTTTGGCTTTGGTCTACTCATTATACACGTATCCTTATTATCTACGTATATATTTATCTTTGAACTTGAAGATTTTACTTCCAGTTTCCTCCACCATCTAGTTTGACATTGATAACTTCATCAGTTTGATTTTTTTTCATGTCGGCGACCAAACGTTCTAGGTCACCTTCCATCCTACTCATTACAATGCCTATAGTAAATGCAAGATTTTTAGCTTGTTCAATTGATAGCTTGACTTCTCTTGACTTGCTATTTTCAGCAATCTTCACTTGTTGGATAAACTGCTGTAGTGGTATCGTGTTTAATGGTTCTGTTTGCACGTGATAATTCCTGTTTCATTTCTAATTCAGTCTTGAATGGACCTTTTGTTTCGTAACGTTCTACTGTGATAAGCTTTGGACAAAAAGATTTCAACCATCCATTGCCAAAGTTGATAATGTAGTATCCAGCACAATAAAGACTTTTTGACTTCTCAGATTTTGCAAACAATGGAAGTTTTCGCTTTACATCATATATGACGTTATGTGGAAATACCTTTGAAGGATAGTTGTATACATAATACTCGTCATCACTATTTGTTATATTAACAGTGATATCTTCATTCTTTGGGAATTCTATTCCCAATCTTGTTTTAACTTGGTTTTGATCATCAAAAAATTCAGTATTAGAAGGGCTTGTGAACAAATATTTGTCGTCACTGTGACTAAGTGTACCAACTCTGACTCCTTCTTCTTCTAAAATCCAAAATTTATCTCTAAGTACTATTTTTGCTTTTAACATTTTGTATACCTTGCTGAAAATGGTTCGCTGTAAAGTTTAATTTGTTCTGACATCCTTTGTAGATCCCACTTTGCGCAAAACTTTAGTAATCTAACGCCAACTTGTGATACATCTTTGGACTCTACGCTCTTGATAACAGTGTCAATTTCTTCACGAATATGACTAGGCTGTGCTGTGAGATCACATAATGTTACATTTCGATGGTAATCGTCAAGAACACGGTGCTCTACCCCATTGTGGTCTGTCCAACGCTGTAACATCATGTTATTCCAATTAAAGCCTTTTGCTTGTTTGTCAGCAAATGCTTCATTAAGCCCTACTTTATTTTTGGTTCCTTTTGTCCGTACCCCTGGATATGCACTAAACACATTGTCGCTTGTGTCACCGCGCATACACTTTTCAAATAACATGAACGCAGGCCTTGGAGCAGGTTTAGCCTCTTGTGTTTTTTTATCAATAACAGGCTTGCCTTTATCATCAAAATATCCTTCGTGCGTAATAGTCATGTTAGCAACACCGTTATATTGACGTACTTTTGGACTGATTAGTTGCGCAAAGTCACTATCAGTGCTAATAATAACGTGATTATCGTTAGGATGATTTTGTACCCATCCAGCAATCAGGTCATCAGCTTCAAGTATGGAATTCTGTAGCACTGTGCAATTTGTTTTGTCTCTAATAAAATCTCTAAAGTTGTCAAAAACTTCAAAAAACAACTTGTCTTCTTCTGCATCTTTAGGACTAAGTGCATCTCTAGAAGCTTGTCGATTACGCTTATAAGGCTCGTAGAAATCTTTGCGCCAACTGCGTCCTTCTAAGCAAAACACAACATGATCTGCGTCAAAATCGTTCCATGCTTTCTTAATGCTATTAAACGTAATATGCAAAGCCATGCCAACTTTAGTATCAATGTCACCTCTTACTGCGTGACGAGCTCTAAAAAAAGTGTTCATAGTGTCAACTAAGATATATGTTTTCATGATACTTCAGACTTTCCTTTACTGATGGGTATGACATTAATATAGCCTGCTCCGCGATCAGTGTCAAGGCCTTCTTCGTCTAACATTTGATAAACAATATCACGGAACCAACGATCAACTATTTCTTCTTCAGGATCTTGCTGTGTACCGTAACCATTAAAGATTAATTCTTTAATAAAAATTTCATTCCAATCCATTTCAAAGAACCCATTGCGTATATTTTCTTGATTTACTTTGACATCAAGTACATTAATCCATGGATCGCCTTTTGCAGTGGCTCTATCCTTGGGGGATAATTTAGCAAGTTCTTCTTCCTTAGAGGCTAACTTGGCAGCCTCTTCAGCTTGTTTTTTTTCTATTTGAAGACGTTGAATTTCAGTCTCTTCAAGTTCTCGTCTGTGAATAGCATCTAATGCGGCAGATTCTAAATCTGCTATTCCTGTTATTTTTTTAAGCCATTTTTTCATTCGTATTTTGCCTCTCTTTGGTTAGATATAAATTTTAGTAGATAATACATTGACGTTGTGTAGTTTTGAATATACAAGCAACTCACTCACCAGTACTTTTATTTCATTGTCAGTAAGATCATATAATTCAGTTTGAGTAGACTGTGGTCCAACTGCACTGCGATGTTTGTAAGTATGTTCAATGTATTTCTCTAGTTGTCTAGTTTCAGAATCTTTTTCTAGAATCAGTCTTGCATA